TACTGGTAAGAGGTATCGCTATGCTCAGAAAAGTTAAACTTTATGGAGAACTAGCTGACTTTATAGGTCATAAAGAATTAGATGCTGTAATAAATTGTACTGCCGATGCGATAAGGTTTTTGATAACTAATTTTGAAGGACTAGAAGCACACATGGCCAACAGACATTATCAAGTGCTTGTTGGTGATGAAGATATTGATGAAACTGAAATACATAATCCAATAGGACAATCAGATATAAGTATTGTGCCTGTCATTACTGGTGCTGGAGGAAATGTAGGAAAAATTTTTCTTGGTGCTGCATTAATTGGAGTAGGAATGGTTAGTGGCGGTATAACTTTTGCAAGTTTTTTTAACCCTGCTGCTGTTCCTTTTGCACCAGGTTTTGCTTCAGCAGGTTTACTTACAAAAGGAACAATAGCAATAGGTGGAGCATTGGTATTAAGTGGTGTATCAGATATGTTATTTCCGTTACCTAAAATGCCTGATTTCTCTAATGAAGAAGATCCAAGAATATCATTTAGTTTTTCTGGGGTGCAAAACACTAGCCGTGCGGGAACTAGCCATCCAATTTGCTTCGGAGAAATTGTGTGCGGATCGGTGGTAATCTCAGCAGGAATCGACACGAATCAGGTAACAGCATGACAGATAAAATTATTAGAGGTTCTGGTGGTCCTCCTCCAACTCCACCATCTCCAACAAGAGCACCTGATACTTTAAATAGCAGACAGTTTGCTACGATCCAAGATTTATTATCAGAAGGCGAGATCGAAGGTTTTGCTACTCCATCAAAGGCAGGACTTACAAAAGGCACTACTGCATATAACAACGCAGCATTAAAAGATATATTTTTAAACGATACTCCAATCCTTAATTCCAGTGCCAGTAATACTAGCCCACAGACTTCTGATTTTAATTTTCAAAATGTAAGCTTTACACCTCGTTTTGGAACGTCAAACCAAGAACATATTCCAGGTATTGAAAGTAGTCAGTCAACAACGGGTGTGGGAGTAACAGTAACAACTTCTTCTCCTGTCACTCGTCAGATAACAAATACTAATGTTGATGCTGCAAAGATAACAATAACATTTCCACAATTACAAAAAGCTACGGATCAAGGAGATTTGCTTGGTTCTTCAGTTCAGTTAAAAATACAAGTTCAATATAATAGTGGTGGTTTCAGCGATGTTTTATCAGACACTATTACTGGTAGAACTGCTGATGCGTACCAAAAAGAATATCGTGTAAATATTACTGGTGCATTTCCTGTAGATATTAGAGTTGTAAGAGTTACAGCAGATAGCACCTCTTCTAGTCTTGTTGATGCTTTTGCTTGGACAAGCATCAGTGAAATTATTGATGATAAGCAAAGATATTTAAACAGTGCTTATACAAATTTAAGGATAGATTCTGAACAGTTTAGTTCCATACCAAAAAGAGCTTTTCGTATTCGTGGAGTAAAGGTAAGAATACCAGGAGCAGGTGCATCTAACTCTGGTACACCTACTGTTGATTTACAGACGGGAAGAATTATTTATCCAAGTGGCTACATATTCAATGGAACACTCGGAGCAGCCCAATGGTGTTCTGACCCTGCCATGATATTGCTTGACCTTTTAACTACTGAAAGATATGGATTTGGAACGCATATTACAGACAGTAATTTAGATTTGTTTAGTTTTGTAGCAGCTAGTAGATATGCAAATGAACTGGTATCAGATGGATTTGGAGGACAGGAAGCTAGATTTAGTTGCAATGTAAATTTACAGGGATCTATGGAAGCGTACACACTAATCAATGAATTAGCTGGTGTTATGAGATGTTTTCCTATATGGTCTGAGGGTTCTGTGACTATAACGCAAGATAAACCAACAGATCCAAGTTATCTATTTAGTTTGGCAAACGTGGGTGAAGGCGGGTTTTCATATTCTGGCAGCAGTTTAAAACAAAGACATACTGTTATCTCTGTCAGCTATTTCAATATGGATAGTAGAGAAATAGATTATGAAGTTGTAGAAGATACTGCTGCACAGGCAAAGTTAGGAATAGTAAAGAAAGATGTAAAAGCATTTGCCTGTACTTCCCGTGGTCAGGCTCAGAGATTAGGTAAAGCAATATTATTTAGTGAGCAGAACGAATCAGAAGTTATTAGTTTTACAACATCAATAGATGCTGGTGCAATCGTAAGACCTGGATCTGTTATCTCTGTCAATGATCCTGTTCGTGGTGGAGAAAGAAGATCAGGAAGAATAAATGCAGCAACTACCACGCAGATTACTGTAGACAATACACAAGACCTAGATACATTCACTGGATCGAATAAAAAATGTAGTGTGATATTGCCCGATGGAACAGTTGAGACTAAAAATGTTACTGGAATTGTAGGCAGTGTAATTACATTAGATTCAGCCTTATCTGCAACACCAAATGTAAATGCTATTTGGTTACTACAAAGTTCTACTTTAGAAGCACAGACATTTAGAGTAATAACCGTTGAAGAACAAGATGGTATTAATTATGCAATAACAGCTTTAACTTATATTGATGGTAAATATGCAAATATTGAATCTGGAATAAGTTTACCTGCAAGAAATATATCTTTATTAAACGAACCAAAAAGCCCTCCATCAAACTTACAGGCATCTGAAAGAGTTGTTGTTATAAATGCTCTTGCAGTTACTAAATTAATTTTATCTTGGGTATCTGTTACAGGTGTAAGTCAGTATCTTGTTCAATATAGATTTAACAATACAAACTGGGTCAACGAAGTTGTATTTAGACCTGACTTTGAACTTATTGGTACAGAAGCAGGTACTTATGAATTTAGGGTATTTTCATTTAATGCAGCTTTAAAATTATCTGCAACATCAACTAATCTAACATTTAATGCTGTAGGTAAGACAACGCCACCAGGTAATGTTCAAAACTTATCAATGGAGCCTATAACTAATAAATTGGTGAGACTTAGATGGACAAAAGCTGTAGATCCTGATGTTTTGCATGGGGGAAGAGTATATGTTAGACACAGTAATTTAACTGATGGCAGTGGTACGTTCCAAAACTCAGTTGATCTTGTTACTGCATTAGCTGGTAATACAACAGATGTTGTTGTTCCGTCTTTAGAAGGAGAGTATATTCTTAAGTTTCAAGATGACCAGGGAAACTTTAGTACGGGAGAAGCTAGTGTAATACAGGATTTACCTGATCTTATTGATACTCAGGTTATATTACAGGATAGAGAAGATTTAGATAGCCCAGCATTTCAAGGAGTAGATACCAATACAACATTTAATACTACGACCAGTGCATTGCAGCTTACCAATCCAGCAGCAAACGCAACAGGAGAATATGCTTTTAAAGATGTATTAGATTTAGGTGCTGTATTTTCTCTTGATTTAAGAAGAGTAATACGTTCTGTTGGTTTTAATATAGGAACAGATATTGAAACTATTATTCCGAGTGGATCATTATGGGATGATTATGCAACTGATGGTAATTTTGATGGTCCAGCAGCAGATGAAGCAAACTGTCAAATACAGGTAGCAACATCACAAACAGCATCAGGAAGTTTTGGATCGTTCAATAACTTTGCAAATGGTACATTTAAAGGTCGTAGATTTAAATTTAAGTTAGTTTTAGAAACTACAAATACTGCTCAAAACATGAATGTGCAACAAGCAGGATTTACAGCAGAATTTCAATCAAGGACAGAACAGAATTATCAGACAGGAGGCACTACATCTACCGCACCACAATCTTCTGGTACGTCAGCAAAGACAGTTACTTTTGGAACACCATTTTTTGTGGGCACTTCATCATTAGGAGGAGCAAATGCTTTCTTACCTACTATTGGCATAACAATTCAAAATGCTCAATCGGGTGATTTCTTTACCGTAACTAATGTTTCTGGTACAGGATTTACTGTGAATATTAAAAATGGTTCTAGTTTTGTTGATAGAACTTTCACATTTCAAGCTGTAGGATATGGTAAAGGGGTGTAATATGGAGAAAAGTATTCTCTAAATGAGTCAGGTATCAGACTACAATATAGCCAATGCGTCAGGTGCTTCTGTAAGAAGTGACCTTAATGCTGTTTTTGATGCAATAAAAACTTTAAATAGTGGTGGTTCTGATCCAAGTAATACAGCAGCGTTTATGCCTTATGTTGATACGGCAGATAGTAATAATTTAAAAATAAGAAATGCAGCTAATAATGCTTTTGTTACTGTAGGTTCTGTCGATTCTGCCAACTTAGGATTATTACCAAGAGCAGGTGGTACAATGACAGGTCAGCTTTTGGCTGATGATAGTGCAGGAGCAGGTGCTCCAGCCATAGCTTTTGATGGAGATGCGGATACGGGAATATTTAGAGTAGGTTCAAACACTATAGGTTTTGCAACTGCTGGTGTTGAAAGAGTAGAAATTAGTGACAGTGGATTAGATATGAGTAATGGATTACCTATTAGATTTCAAGATTCCAGCGGTGCTCCTTTTGTTGCTTTAAAATCACCTTCTTCTGTTAGCAGTAACGTAACTTTTACATTACCTGGAGCAGATGGTACAAATGGTCAGATGTTACAGACTAATGGTTCTGGAGCCTTATCATTTACAACTGTTCAAGGTGTACCAAGTGGATCTGTATTTTGTATGGCAGTAGCTACGGTTCCATCAGGTTATTTAGAGTGTAATGGTGCTGCTGTAAGCAGGTCAACTTATGCAGTTTTATTCGCTGTCATTGGAACGGCTTATGGAGCAGGGAATGGTTCTAGCACGTTTAATTTACCTGATTTGCGTGGTGAGTTTGTTAGAGGTTTTGATAATGGAAGAGGTGTTGATAGTGGTAGATCCATAGCTTCATCTCAATCTAGTCAGTTTGGTCAGCATAATCACAATGTAAGTGCCTCTTCAAGTTCAAGTGTTACTGACCCTGGTCACAAGCACACCATAAATCATAATTTAGGAAACTTAATAAGTAGTGGTGGAGCTTTTGGTATGAAAGACAGTGGTACTGCTGATCGTATGAATAATGCAACTACAGGAATATCTGTCTCCACCACCACAACCATTAGCCAAAGTAACCGAGGTGGTACTTCAAACAGTTCTGAAACAAGACCTCGCTCAATAGCTATGATGTATGTAATCAAAATTTAATTATGGCGATCCAACCTGGCACATATAATTTTACGTTGCAGCGTAGATCAGATCATACTATTCCTCTGTTATTTAAAGATGGTAATGATGCTGCGATAGATTTAACTGGATATACAGTAGAAGCACAGGTTTGGGAAGAAACACGCACCACAAAATATGCAGATTTTACAACAACTTATACTGACCGTTCTGCTGGTTCTGTTTCCATAGCGTTGACAGACACACAAACAGCTACATTTACTCCTGATGTTTT